TGCAAAAAAGTGTGAACTTCCCCGGTATCAAACAAAAAAGATTAGACCCCACCCCCATGTCCAAAATGTCCAAGAATTTACGGGCGTGCTACTGAGCGACACCCCCCGTCACAAAAATAAAGGGCTATGCAAAAAAATTATTATAAAAATTTTTAAAAGTGTTATATACTTCAAAAAACTGGAGCCAGAACTCTTGTACAACGAGAACGTATTAGTACCTACTATCGAGGAAAATATTCCTCTTCCAAAAAATGCCTCAGAAGCATTTCCGGCCCTTTCTCCGTCTGAAGAATTGCAACACAGGGTCAACGTCATCAAGCTTATGTCTGATTTAACAGGTAAACCTATCGAGCCTACCGAAGAAAATGCTAATCAGGCTATGACTTTAGCTAAGATGATGATGGAAAACCCTGAGTTTAGACCTAACTTTGCTATCTTCCCTAATGAAACACAGGCATATCTTGCTGGTGTAGTAGCTAGAACTAACATAGCACTAGTAGATGACCTTGCAGAATTCAAAATGTATGTGGTAAACCGCCTTATACAAGAGATTGAAACCTCAAAAGACCCAAAAACACGACTTACAGCCCTTGCTAAGCTAGGTGAAGTAGACGGAGTTGACGCATTTAAGAAGAGAACTGAGCTAGTCGTCAAGCATCAGACTATGGAAGAGGTTGAAAGAGAGCTTTTTGAGCTTATTAATAGTGTAGAGAACAAAGTTATTGACGTAGAAGCCCGCGAAGTTGTTAATAAAGAGCAAAAAGTTGTCAATAAATGACAGAGACGTACACTCCACAGCTAACTCCAGAAGCTATCTTCAGATTGAAGGAGCTTTTACCCAAATTAGACCCTAAAAAGAAGAAAAAAGCCCTAGATTTAATCAAAAAGTACGAGGCTGGACTCACTAAAATAGCTGCAAATCTGTCCTTTTTAGACTTTGTTAAACACGTATATCCGGGTTATAAGGTAGGTCCACACCATCTAAAACTAGCTCAAATCTTCGAAGATATTGCTAATGGCAAGAAAAAACGAGTTATTGTTAATATTGCACCGCGTCATGGAAAGTCAGAACTTATTTCTTATCTAGCTCCGGCTTGGTTCTTGGGTAAGTTCCCACAGAAGAAAGTTATTATGGCTTCCCACACAGCAGACTTAGCTGTTAACTTTGGTCGCCGAGTACGTAACCTTGTGGGTTCAGAACCGTATAAAGATATATTTCCAGAAGTAGAGTTGCAAGCTGACAGTAAGTCGGCATCAAGGTGGGGTACTAACTATAACGGTGAATACTTCGCTATTGGTGTGGGCGGCGCACTTGCCGGTCGTGGTGCTGACCTATTTATTATTGATGACCCACATTCTGAACAAGATGCTAAGACAGGTAGAGCAGACGTTTTCTTACCCGCCTGGGAATGGTTTCAATCTGGCCCTTTACAGCGTTTAATGCCTGGCGGAGCGATTATTGTTGTGATGACTAGGTGGTCAAAGTTAGACCTGACTGGTCAGATAACTAGTCAGATGGAAAAGAATGAAGACGTAGACCCATGGGAAGTCGTTGAGTTTCCGGCAATTAAAGACGACGGCACAGCACTTTGGCCTGAGTTCTGGGATGTAGAAGAGTTGTTGGCAAAAAAGGCGGCACTTGACATAAGATATTGGAACGCTCAGTATATGCAAAAGCCAACCTCAGAAGAAGGGGCACTTATTAAAAGGGAGTGGTGGAATATATGGGAAGAAGATTCTCCACCGGACTGTGAATTTACTATCATGAGTCTAGACGCGGCTCAAGAAGCTAACAATAGGGCTGACTACAATGCGCTTACTACGTGGGGTGTCTTCTTCAACGAAGAGACGAACAACTACAATATCATCTTACTCAATGCAATTAAAAAACGGATGGAGTTTCCGGAACTCAAAAAACTTGTTCTTGAAGAGTATAAAGAGTGGGAGCCGGATGCGTTCATGGTTGAAAAGAAGTCCAATGGCGCGGCACTCTACCAAGAGCTCAGGCGCATGGGTATACCAGTTGGGGAGTTCACACCTGGCAAAGGTCAAGATAAAATCTCTAGAGTTAATGCTGTTTCAGATTTGTTTAACTCAGGGATTGTCTGGGCGCCGTATCACAGGTGGGCTAAGGAAGTAATTGAAGAATGTAACGATTTTCCTAGCGGAGTCAACGATGATTTGGTAGACTCTACTACATTGGCACTAATGCGTTTTAGGCAAGGTGGATTTATTCGCTTACCGAGCGATGAACCCGAAGATGAATACTTATATAAGTATCGTAAAAAGGCTGCGTATTATTAATGGTTACACAAAAATTTACTGGTAAAAACCAATTAATTGACAGACTTGCTGCACAAGTAGGTGACCGTGGTAAAGCTATTAGCATTTTACAAGAACGTGGGCACTTAAAAGAAGATGGTAAAACATTTACCGTTGAAGGTATGAAACGTAATATGATGACCGCAGAGGAACGTGCAATAAATAGAGCATCTAAACGCTCTGGCAAAACCGAAGCTAAATACAAGTATGACGTAAAGACTAATAGAGCGACGCTCAAAGGAAAGAAATAATTATGGCTATTGAAAAAGGTTTATATCAAGCACCTCTAGGTATGGAAGAAGAAGCCATGTCTCAGGACTTTGCCGAACTAGAGATTGAGATTGAGGACCCAGAGTCAGTAACTATTGGTATTGATGGTCAGCCAATATTAAAAATAGAACAAGAAGACGACGAAGAAGATTTTAGCGCCAACCTCGCTGATGAGATTAGTCCTAGTGAGTTACAGAAAATTGCTGGTGATTTAGTTGGTGATTTTGATTCTGACATCAGTGCTAGAAAAGATTGGATACAAACATACGTTGATGGCTTAGAGCTATTAGGTATGAAGATTGAAGAGCGTTCAGAACCTTGGGAAGGTGCATGTGGTGTATATCACCCACTATTATCAGAGTCACTAGTTAAGTTCCAAGCTGAAACAATGATGGAAACTATGCCAGCGGCAGGTCCAGTTAAGACACAGATTATTGGTAAAGAAACAACTGAGAAAAAAGAAGCAGCGGTTCGTGTACAAGATGACATGAACTATCAAATTATGGATGTGATGAAAGAGTTTAGACCTGAACATGAGCGCATGTTATGGGGCTTAGGCTTATCTGGTAATGCGTTTAAGAAAGTTTACTATGACCCGTACTTAGGGCGTCAAGTATCTATGTATGTACCAGCTGAAGATGTAGTTGTCCCCTATGGAGCTTCTAGCTTAGAGTCAGCTGAGCGTGTTACTCATGTAATGCGTAAAACAGAAAATGAAATTAAGCGTCTTCAGTATGAGGGTTTCTACCGAGACGTAGACTTAGGCGAACCTTCTCAAACAATGGATGAAGTTGAGAAAAGTATTGCCGAAAAGATGGGCTTCCGCGCTTCGTCAGATGGTCGTTTTAAATTATTAGAGATGCACGTAGACTTGGATTTGCCGGGCTATGAAGATAAAGATGATGATGGTGAGCCTACAGGTATTGCACTTCCTTATGTAGTTACTTTAGAAAAAGGCACTAGCGAGATTTTAGCTATTCGCCGCAACTGGGAGCCAGATGATGAGTCTCATCAGAAACGTCAACACTTTGTTCACTATCCATATATTCCTGGTTTTGGATTCTATGCTTTTGGTCTTATCCACCTCATTGGCGCTTTTGCTAAATCTGGCACATCAATAATTCGTCAGTTAGTTGACGCAGGTACATTATCTAATTTACCAGGCGGATTTAAAACTCGTGGGCTACGTATTAAAGGGGATGACACTCCGATAAGCCCAGGTGAGTTCCGTGACGTGGATGTTCCAAGTGGCACAATGCGTGACAACATTTTACCTCTACCATATAAAGAGCCTTCTCAAGTTCTGTATTCATTACTAGGAACTATCGTAGAAGAAGGTCGTAGATTTGCTGGCGCAGCAGACATCCAGGTGTCCGATATGGGCGCAAATGCCCCTGTAGGGACTACCCTTGCTATCTTAGAAAGAACTTTGAAGACTATGAGCGCTGTTCAGGCTCGTATTCACTACTCAATGAAGCAAGAGTTCCGTTTATTAAAGCGTATTATTGCTGACTATGCACCAGAAGATTATTCATATGAGCCAGAAGAAGGTAGCAGAAAAGCTCGCCGTTCAGACTATGAGTTAGTAGATGTTATTCCTGTATCTGACCCGAATGCTTCAACAATGGCTCAGAAAGTTGTTCAATATCAAGCGGCTTTACAGTTAGCTGGAACAGCTCCACAGTTATATGACTTACCTTTATTACATAGAGAAATGCTTGAAGTTTTAGGTATTAAAAACTATCAGAAGCTTGTTCCTATGAATGACGATATGAAACCGCGTGACCCAGTCACAGAGAATCAGAACCTTCTTAACAGCAAACCTGTTAAAGCGTTTTTATACCAGGACCATAAAGCACATATTGCAGTTCATATGGCTATGTCGCAAGACCCACAGGTTCAACAGCTAGTTAGCCAGAACCCACAAGTAGCTCAAACGTTAATGGCTTCTATGACCGCACATATTGCGGAGCATTTAGGGTATGAATACCGCAAGCAGATAGAAGCACAAATGGGAGCACAACTCCCAAGTTATGGTGAGAACGACGAAGACAACAGCGTTGGTATCCCAGAGTCTATGGAAGTACAAGTTTCCCAAATGGCTGCCCAAGCTGCGCAACAGATATTGGCGCAACATCAACAGGAAGCACAAGCAGCAAAAGCACAGCAGCAATCTCAAGACCCACTTATTCAAATGCAACAGCAAGAACTACAGCTTAAGGCTCAGGACTTGCAACGCAAAGCAGCAAAAGACCAGTCTGACGCTATGCTTAAACAGCAACAGATTGAAGTGGAGAGACAGCGTATTGCAGCGCAACAAGAGAATGCAGGAGCTCAATTGGCAGTTAAAGCATCTATGGAACAGAGACGTATGTCCGCTGACCAAGAGTCACAAGGCTTTAAAGCTGGTATGGAGACTTTAAGACAAATGCAAGCTCTACAACAGAACAAACCTAAAAAGGACAATAAATGACCGGACTAGAACTCCTGATTAAACAGGCGGACGAAAAGGCAGAACAACTCAAAGAAGCTTTAGCTCAAGGAAGCGCTAAGGACTACGAAGAGTACAGAGCAATGTGTGGTGAGATAAAAGGTCTTCTCACTATGAGGATGTATACCAAAGACCTACAACAACGTATGGAGAACTCTGATGAGTGAAATAGATTTAAGCCAGGCGGTAGATTTATCTGCCTTAATGGACAAATCACAGGATGAAAAGGCTAAGCAGTTGCCTCAACCGTCTGGATACCGCATATTATGTGCAATTCCAGAACAAGAAAAAGAGTATGACAGCGGCATTATTAAAGCTGACGAAACTATTCGATATGAAGAAGTATTGACTACAGTTCTATTTGTAGTTGATATGGGTCCAGATTGTTTTAAGGATGATAAACGTTTTCCAACAGGTCCTTGGTGCAAAAAGGGTGACTTTATATTGGTTAGACCCAACGCTGGAACACGTCT